CAAAGTATAGGTTAAGGGTATGCTCGCCCATAATAGAGTGGTATCGGTAGCTCTCATCAGTGGGGAGGACATCTATATAGGTGCTGTTAAAGTGTAGTTGCATAGTTATCAGATTTCAAGGCAAAGGTACGTTTTGGAGCAAAAATACACTCTATCACAATTTGTTTATTCTTTGTATTTTCTTTGTGTATTTTTTATATTATCACCAAGTAAAGGGTAAATTCCACTCTCAAAGTGTCTTTTGTGAGTAGCACCTCTTTTACATTGGCCTTTTGATAGATAGCCTTAAAGGTACTACCAAAAGCATTAATGGTACGTTCTCCTCTTTGAGAAAGGTTGTATAATAGTGCTTCGTACAATTTCCAAAAGCGATTAATCGGCTGTTTCATATAGCAAAGAATTTCAATGGTGCGTTCCTTAAAAACGTTGTTGTGGTCTGCATATTTTACGCCTGCAATGGTGCTATTGGTAGTGGTTAGGTGCTCTTTGACCTCGTAGCTCTTTAGTAGGTTGCTTTCATTCTCCTCCAATAGGTAAATACCATACTTGGATAGGTCTATGTTGTCAATCGTAAAACCTGAAGGAGGTAAATTGTCATTAGGGGCAATATAGGTATAACCTTGTAAGGGGGTGTCATTGGCAAAGATAGCCTCGTAGGAGATATAGCCTTGTTCTTTTTTGGCTTTTCTCACTCCTACAAATCGTAATCGGAAAGACTTACCTAACTCCTCAAAGTGAAAATCATTATAGGTTTGAGCAGATAGAAAGGTTATAAAGGCATCGTATTGGTCGCTTTTGGTGACAAAAGACAAGGATATAGAGGTGGTGTCCAGCTTTGGATCGTCTGTGTCATACTCTTTGCCGTAATACTCTGCCCAGTCATTAGAGGGTAGTTTCTTGAGAGGAGGAAAACAAAGCAAATCCTTGTAGTTGCTGTCTAAAAGGTAGGTATGATAAGTAGCTTGTATGTCAATGGTGTTAATTTTCATTTCTTTATTACTTTTTTATTTTCCTCGATAAAATACGGCTTTGTTTTCCAATTCTTAAACCTATCTTTGTTGTCCGTTACCCATTGTTTATAATTGTCAGGCACATCACCTACATAGTTAGAGGAACTTTCAGGGGGTAGGGTTTCATCGGCTTTGAGTTCTTTGATAAGTTCTTCGTCTGTTTTAAGAATAGTAATAATATGACACTTACAGCCTACATGCCAGCCGTGGAAGTGAAAAGATTTAGGATATTTACCCTTGAGCTGGTCGCACATGTCATATACTTTATGCTGTGTGGATAGGCGTACTTCAAATCCTACTACATCAGGGTTTTGCTGTATTCGCAACCAATCAGCGGACTTATAGGCTACATTGATTTCATTACTTGCAAGGCGCAAAGCATTTTTGTAGGCACTTCTATAAACTCCTTGCCCAGGGTGATAGTTTTGGGCGTTTTTGCTTAGTACGAGGTTGCCATATTTGTCCCTTACCCTGCGAAATAGAGCTGTGGGGTTGTTCAATAGGTTGCGTACTTCACGGCTTAGTTGGACAGCGCTTTTGCCCTCCTCCAAGGAAACAGATAAGGCAAGCTCTATTTCGCTTTGTGCTTTTTTAGCGATGTCCCATACACGATTGGAGACCGTAAAATCTTTAATCTTGCGTACTTTGAAGGCTTCGAGAGCTTCTAAGTTCTGATACTTGGTTAGTCCTTCCCTTAGTAGCTTATCCTGCTTGAGGTTCGCAAAAGCCCATTCTTTGGTAATGCCTTGCTTTATGATTTGGTCTAATTGGTTGCTGAAACGAGCTAACTCCTTATCAAAGGCTTTGCCTTTCTTAGTAGCGGCAAAGGCAAAAAGGGTGTTTGTTACAAGCTCTCGGAAATCCGTTTTGAGAGCCAAGGACACAGAAAAGCCTACCCACTGATAGAATAAACGTTCTATCTGTTGTAGGTAAGCGAGTAGGTGCTTTCTATGTTGCTCATCGTAGTTCATTAGATACTTGCTTCATTGAGGCTGCTATTCTCCTCGTCTTTGATTTGCTGTAATTGGGCTTCAGGATCTGTAATACCAAAGCGTTGCATAGCTTCTCGTTGAGAGAGCAGCGGTTTTCCTCCATTGGCTTCCATAAGGGTACGTATCATCTCGGTATCGTCGTCAATATCAAACGGGGTGATAATAGGGGTGATGTCTATGGTTTTGAGTTCTTTCTCAAAGGGGATATACATCTTAGAGAGGAAAGCCAAAATGATATTGATACGCCTTTGTAGAGCAGGAATAAATATAGCTTCATTATCTTTTACCTTGAGGTGAGCAGGTAGCCATGCGAGTTTGCGCCCTACTCCTGAGAGCATATTGCCTTTGCCTGCATAGAACTCATCGGAAAGGTCAGGAGTATGGGTGAACTCGTGTATATCACGACGATTCATACTCATTTCTCTATCAAAATTTTCATTAGCATTAGGAGGTACCACGAATTGTACATTACCCCCGTCCTTGACTTCATAGACCTTGCCCCCTGTATTATTGACAGCCATTTTACCCTCTACCTTTCCTGCGATCATTAGGATAGGCTCCCCGAATTTCTTGTTACTTTCAGAAAAATAGGTACGTTGTACCTCTGCTATCTCTATGAGATGTTGCACAGCATTCCATTCGGTTTCCTCTTGGCGATAGAGTACTACTGGTATTTTACCAATTATGTTAGGTTTTACCTCTGTGGTAGTGGTGCCGTTCTCTGTGGTAAAAGTGTATATCTCATCAGCGGTGAAGCCTTGGAATATGGTCTTTTTATTATCCTTGGTAGTGCTTTCAATAGCGAAAGAGATAAGATTGTCATTATCATCAAAGCGTGGATATAGCTTGTACTTGAGCGGAGATAGCACCTTGTGTCGCAATAGGTATTGAGTAGGTACGCCATATTGTTCGTTAGGCTGCTCCTCCAAATACCAAAGCTCGGCTACAAGGGTGTAACGCTTGACCTCGGTACAAATAGCACTATCAGAGAAGTTCATTTTGTTGGCTTTGATAACCTCTTGAAAGGCAGCAAAGAGCAGACTATCCTCTGCGGTATATTTGTAAGGGATAGCTGTTTGAAACATGGTAGCGATTTCAACGATACGCTTTTGATAGGGTAAGCCTATACGATTGAGGGAACGAGTACGCTTTTCAAATCGTGGTTTGTTCTGACTATCTAATAAGGGATTACCCACCTCGTCCGTAAGAGGTATTACGATTTCAGGGTCTGGGAACTTATGCTTATTGGTGAATATCTCGTGCTTTTTGACATCATACTGCCTTTGATAGGTAGAGGTGTCAATCAGAGACACATCTTTTTTAAAATCTTCTTGGGTCATCGTTTCTAAATTTTGAGTTTTTAATTTTGAGTTGCTACGGAGGCTCTCCGCTAAATCATTGAGGCGAGTTGATATAGGTTGTTATTGGTACCACTTAGCAGCTTCATTGTAATATAACGAATAGCATCTATAGCGTGGTTGTGGTTGTCTATGGGTATGCCTGCTTTTTTGTCATTCCAAGCGTAATTTTTTAGTTCCTTCATCACATTGAAGCTATCAGGGGTTACCACTAACTTATAATTGAGCATAGTGGTTATACCTGCTGATACGCTGCCCGCTCCTTTCTCGCAAGGTTCTATATTTAGCCCCTTATCTCTTAGGTCTGCAATCAGACGAGGCTCGGCACTATCAGCTACGATAAGGTCGTCAGGGTGATCTATCAAAGTACTATTGAGCTGATAAAGTCCGTCAGAGGATAATTGTTTGTTGTTATAGTACTTTTCATCAATGTAAATGATTTTGCTACGATTATCCACGGCTACTTTGATGAGTGTATCAGGGTCAATAGAAAAGCCGTAATCTTGTCCGTACCCATAAGGTAATGAGGTGTCGAAATCTCCCATCTCCCAATTGGTGAATATTACCCCTTCGGATACATCAGCCCAGCGACCTATGATTTTTTG